TCCTGCTCGACCTGGCGAAGGTCGTAAGCGCCGATTTCAACATCAATATCCGCGAAGTGAACATCCACAGCCACGACGGCATTTTCGAAGGCAACGTCAGCCTCTACGTGAAGGACGCCGAAAGTCTCCACGCCGTGATGGACAAACTGCGCAAGATAAAGGGTATAGAGAGTGTCAAACGAACATTGAGTTAAAGACATGGATGATTTCGCAACGGTAATATGGGTCGTGATCATCGCCGGAGCGATGATATTCAACGTCGTATCGCAATCGCGCAAGGCCCGCGGAAAAGGCGCCCGCACACCCGGCCACGAAGAGGCGTGGCCCTCGCAGGCACACCCGGAGTCCGAACCGGCCCCGATGCCTGCTCCGCGCCCTGCGCCGTGGCCCGTTGCACCCGTTTTTCCGGACGAATGCCAGAGTCTGAAGGAGATTCCCGCCGAGGAATATGCACCGGAACATACGACGCCGAAAGCCGCCGGGAGGGGGCATTTACGCCATCAGACCGTCAACCGGCTCATGGTCGACAGCGGGAATGACGAAATCGCCGCGCATTCCCTCACGAACAATGCACCGGATGCGGCAACGACGTCCCAGACCGAAGAATTCAACCTCCGGCAGGCGATTATCTACTCGGAAATACTGAAACCCAAGTTCGAGGAATAGGATGCCTGAAACCAAGCCTAAAGCCCCCTTGACGCCCGAAGAACTGCGTTGGCGGGCCGCCGCCCGGGACCCGGACAAGGCAAAACGCAATCTGAAACTGCAATACATCCTGCTCGGATGCGCAATCGCCGCAAGTATCGGATGGAGAATCTACTTATTCCGTACCGATGTCATCTCCCGGTCGGACTGGTTGGGAGCGTTGGGGATTGCCCTCTTCCTCGTCAGCATCCTTCTCGGCATTGTCAATAACAGGCGTATTTTGGCGGACAAGAGGCCGTGGGGCGATCTCTGACCCACTCTCTCCACAGCAGAAACCTCGATAAATGACGAAAATGACACCTCGGGAAAATAAATGGCTGGAAGAATACCGCCGGCGGGAAGCCGCGAAAACGGTCCGAATGCAGCGCAGGGCGCTTTGGTTCTGGGGTGCGTTATTCACGACATGGGCGATTTTCGGGCTTTTCGCAGAACCGGACAAGTTCACATTCACCGACAGCCTGCTGCTGATAATGATCCTTGTCAATGTATTTAACAGCATCAAGGAACTGATCCGCAATAAACGAATCGCCGCAGAAAAAAATGCAGCCGAAACTTCAGAAGACGCCCCGGTCGCTAAATAGGCAAAACCTAAAAACAAAGATATGGCAACTATTTTTTCACGCATCATCGCAGGGGAGATCCCCTCGTACAAAGTAGCCGAAAACGAAGACTACTACGCATTTCTCGACATCAATCCGCTGACAAAAGGCCATACGCTGGTCGTCCCCAAAAAGGAGGTGGACTATATTTTCGACCTCGATGACCGAACGCTGGCAGGCATGATGCTTTTCGCCAAAGAGGTCGCAGCCAAAATCAAGCGGGAAATAGCGTGTGCAAGGGTAGCAGTCGTCGTTTTAGGCCTCGAAGTGCCCCATGCACACATTCATCTGATCCCCATTCAGAGCGAAAACGACGTGGATTTCCACCGCGAAAAGCTCAAACTGACGCCGGAAGAGTTCCGCGAAATAGCCGACAAACTCTCGAAATAGAAGGCTGTTTACAAATCTACAACAAGCTGTATTTAAGCCGGATAGTGGGTTATCAACACTATCCGGCCTCTTTTTATTTAACATAATAAATCCGAAATCCGGAGATGTTAACAAAATGTCTGATAAGGGTTCGGAAATAGCTTGAAAATGCATTCATTTTTACAAAATAGGGTAGTGTATTTACAAATGTAAACACACAATGTCCGCGTCATTTCCATATGTAATTACATTTGTAAACCACATCTGTTTGTTAAAGATGTCAATAGTTACAATTGTAATAATCCGGCATCCTTTGAATAAACTGCAATTCCAGAGCGACCAACAAGCGATCAAAATATTAAACATCGAGCAATATATATCCATCAATCAGCTATTTACAAATATTACTTAAAGAAACGATTTAATATCATACGGTCTAATTCATCAATAACCAGCTACATGCAGACAACACCAACAATATACGACGTAAATACAATAATATCATATATTTACTGTTATTTATCTAAAATAACGCTTTAACAAATAGATTGCATGCAAATTTAACCATATCGACTTATTTACACTTGTAAACTTTGTCGACACTTATTAACATTTTACAAATGTAGATTTTACTTGTTTTACAAAAGAAAAAACTTTATATTTGTAAAAATTTGCGCTGATGAGGGAAAAATTGCTCGATCTGATGAAAAACGAAGGATTGAAGCCGAGCCAGCTCGCGGAACTGCTCGAAATCAATCCGGCGGGAATTTCCCATATTCTCGCCGGGCGAAACAAACCGGGCTTCGATTTGTTACAAAAGATTCTCCGGAGGTTCCCGCGAATCAATCCCGACTGGCTGCTGCTCGATTCCGACAAGATGTATCGCGACAGCGAACCCGAACAATCCGCACCGGCCGCTGCGGTCGAATCGTCGATCTCCGACGGATTGTTCGGTCCGACCCGGAATACGCCGTTCAACCCGCCGCATCAGGAGCCGGCTTCGACAACGTCCGAAAATCCGGCGCCGCCGGCAACGACTCCATTTTCCGGCACACGAACAGACGTCGCTGTCCGGCGGATCGTAATATTGTACGATGACCTTACCTTCGAGAGTTTCACGCCGACAAAGCGCTAAAAGCCATCGCCCGGAATATTTTTGTGAATGTTGCACGCACAGGAAGATAATCCGCCGCCGGCCGAAGCTTAAAATCCAAAATGAATTTAACCCGCCGGCCAATCGTCCGACCGGCGACCATAAAAAAAGCATCCTTACAGTACAAAGGTAATTGAATTAATATATTCATTATGTTAAATTATGGGAGATTTTAAGCTGCTTACTACGCTGTCCTTTAGGACTTTACACATGTAATTTACATTTGTTAATATTAATATTATGTTTGATGATTCATTCAAATTGTGTCTTGTAGTTGCTGATCTTGTTGCTATAACCGAGACTATTCGCAACGACGTTCCCGCGTGCCTTGCTGATCGGCTTGATCTTGCCGTTAAAACGATTCGCGAAGTCTTGGAAAGCGTGCAGTAATACTTTAATTTATATTTGTAAAACACTTAAATTCATTTAGTTATGGAAACACCCGAGGTTGTAATTGTTCTTCCCAGCGGTACGAAAATCGAGTGCACCGCGAAGTCTGCTAAGTATCTCATTATTGGACTTGGCCTTGAATCCGTTATCAAAGATGGAGAAATTCAAAAACCTGCTGAAGAGTAGGAAATTTTGGACGTTGATTGCGGCCCTCGTGGCCGCTTTCGCGGCCTTCTTCACCTCTTCGTGTTCTGCTTCTGCCAAGGTTTCGAAATCTGGCGTTCATATTGATACCGTGCGTGTTGATTATATTATTCGAAGTAGAAATATGACCGAATTTTAGTTATGGCTAGCCCTAAAAATCTTCACGATTATATTGCTGATGTCCAGGAGCGCGATAATTTAAAGGCAATGACTGATGACGAGCTTTCGCGTTTGAAACAAATTATTGATGATGAGCAGGTTCGCCGTCGTGTTGTTGCTACTGTTTTTGATATTGCAAATTCACTTAAATAGCTTAACCATGAAAAAACAAACTGAATATATTATTATTGTTAATGGTCGTCCATTCTTTGGCGTTCTCGCCCCTTCGGCTGTTTCTGTTATTAAGAACGAAGCCGTAGAACGTTTTGGCCTCGATGCTAAAATTGAGGTTCTCGTACAGACTACAGAACCTTATGAGCCGAGTGCCGTTGCTGACGATAGCAAGTAACGTTTACTATCGCCTTATGGCTACGAATACATGGAGGGCCTTTGAGGCCCTCCTTTCGTGGTCCGATGAAGTGCGTTACGAAACCATTCGCGGTAAGGACCCCTGTATAATTGTTATTTTTGATAAGTCTGAAGAATTCTTCCGCTGGAAAGATTGGGTAGTAGATTCAGCCTTACCCTACTGCTATACTCGTACTGTTAATGATCGCGTTATTATTACCGTTCCCGTTGAACCCTTCTTCCGTTCGACGGTTAACCCTTCGAAATGGCGTGTGAACAACCGAAGAATATAGTTAATCGACGTTACGTCGATATGACTTACAACGAAGTCATTGATTACGCGAAAGTTAACTATGGCACTTTTTGGCCTCCGGACTACGTTATAGAGGTACCTTGTGGCTACTGCCATTCTTGCCAAAAGTCGTATAATAATCAGTATCGCATTCGACTTATGTACGAGGTTCGCCGCTGGCCTCCGAATTCTTGTTTGTTTGTTACCTTGACCTTTGACGACGATAACTTAAAGAAGTTTTCGAAGGACACTAATAAGGCTGTCCGCTTGTTTCTCGATCGTTTGCGCAAAGATTACGGTAAACAAATTCGGCATTGGTTCGTCTGCGAATTCGGCACATTGCATGGCCGCCCCCACTATCATGGCATTCTTTTTAACGTCCCGCAGGAGTTGATTGATGGTTATTCTTCGGATGTTCCCGGCCATCATCCTCTTCTTGCATCCCGTTGGCAGTATGGTTTTGTTTTTGTTGGTTATGTCTCGGATGAGACGTGTAGTTATATTACCAAATATGTAACTAAGTCGATTAATGGCGATAAGGTTCGCCCCCGCGTTATTACTTCGCATGGTATAGGCGAAAGTTATTTGGATACCGACGAGGCTTGTTTACATAAGATTGGCGATAAATATCAGTCCTCCATGTTGCTTAATGGCTTCCCGCAAGCTATGCCGCGTTATTATTATAATAAGGTGTTTACGGAAGTTGATAAGCAAAATATGATTCTTGATCGTTATATTAATCCTCCTGTTGAATTTAGCTGGCAAGGTCAGAAGTTTGCAAGCAAGTTCGACCAAGTTATGCAACGTGATGCCACTTTTGAGTTAAACAAATCTACTGGTCTTACCCCTACTTCTCCCCTACCCTCTTCTCCTCGTGTTTCTTCTTTTGATAGATTTAAACAACTTATAGATGAGATTAAAAACTTTGAATAATGGCAAAATATCGTATTCCATCGGATTATAAGAACGACATTTCTAGAGCTCTCCATAATTGGAAATCTCCTGTCGGTGGTACTGTGCATCCTGGGCTTGCTTATCCGCTTCATCATCGGCATTTGAATACCGGCGACCGTGTTCGCGGGCGTATTGAAACTCTTGTCCAGTCGCAACCTATGCGCGGCCCACTCTTGAATGGGTTCAAGCACGTTACTATTGCTGTTTTTATGCCTGATTCGTATATTTACGGTTGGATGCGCAACGGTAAGCGTTTTACGCCTGATCAGTATATGGGTTTTGGCAAGTGGCGTTTTTCTGCGTCTGGTTTTGCTTCTACTAGTTATGACGACCCCGTATTTAAGGATCGACGCATTATTATGCCGCTTGCGCGCGGTATGTCGCCTAATGATTCCTCTAATGGTGGTACTTTCTTTGAGCAATGGGTAAGCGATCGAGATTTGGAAAGTGGATCGCGCTATTCGCATGTTGGTCGCGGCGGTCTTTGGGATTGGCTTGGCGTTGCCCCCGGTGCGGTTCATCCTTATTTTGGTAAGGGTATTTCGGGAGGGCTTCAGTCTGAATCCTTTAAATGGAGCATCTCGCCTTTTATTTGCTATTTCTTGTCCTGCTATTACTATATAGCGAATATGCAGGAGGATTATATGTATTTTACTCGTTCGGTTGCTGAACTTTCTCCTGGTACGACCGCCAATACTTTGTCTGAAATTCCGTTTAATAAACTTTTTTCTTCGATTAATCCTAATGATTTTTTAGACTGCATAACCTCCCTTGCGAGCCTTTCGGCTTCGGGTAGTGTTCCTGATTTGGGTACAGCTCTGGCACCTTCTATTCCGAGAAATCATGCTTTTTATGGTATGATTTCTTCTGCTCTTGGAGGCCATGGTGGCCTTATCGCTGTTCCTTATTCGCCCGATTTGTTTGGTAATATTATTAAGCAAGGCACCTCTCCTTCGACCCAAATTGAGGTTATTAATGATCCCGATGGTACCGCGTCTAGCACTGGTTATACTGTTGCTGTTCCCGAGCTTCGCTTGAAGACGAAGATTCAAAATATGGCCGATCGTTATTTTGTTTCTGGGGGCCGTTTTGGTGATGTTCTTCGGACTCTTTGGGGAACCAAGTCGTCTCCTTATATCAATAAGCCCGAGTTTTTAGGCGTTTGGCAAACTGCTATTAACCCTCTTAATACTGTTGCTACTTCTAACGGCGTTGCTGATGATGAATCTATGAATGTAGGCCAGATGGCTGCTCGCGTTGATGATTATTCGAAGTACAAAGGCACTCAAGGCATTGATTACTATGCCAAAGAACCGGGTACTTTGATGTTTATTACAATGCTTGTTCCGCAGCCTTCGTATTGTCAGGGCTTGCATCCCGACCTTTTTAGCCCAACTTTTGCGGATGATTTTAACCCCGAATTGGCCGGCCTTGGTTTTACTTCTATTCCTCGCCATCGCTTTACGATGATGCCGGAAGGATTTGCGAACCGCACCGCTTCGAATCCGTGGTTTTCTCAAGATTCTGCTCCTACTGGTTCGGTCGACCCTACCACTGTTTCTGTTGGTGACGAGGTTGCATGGTCTTGGCTTCGCACTGATTACCCGCGTTTGCATGGTGAATTTGCGCAGAATGGTGTTTACCAGTATTGGACACTTGTTCGTCGTTTTACCGAATACTATATCGCTTCGAAGCCTGATGCCGAGAGTCCTGCCTATACTGATTTTTCCTATTATGGCACCTACGTTAACCCTCTTTCTTGGCAGTATCTTTTTGTTGGTAATTCTTTTGCTGATCCTAATTTTACCATTCTCGCGGATGTAAATTTATCTGTTACGTCTTCCGTTCCTGCTAATTATATGCCCTATCTTGGTCGATAATACCGTGTAGCATTATGTATAAAAAACGAATTCTTGTAAATTCCGGAAAAGCTTCCGGTTCTTTTAATCCTTTTTGCGATAGAGTTAATATAGCTCACCCTGTCTCTTATTATGTAAACGGTGGTGTAGACCTTGATGGTATTTCAGATAGGCCACCTTTGCCTGCTCATTTCGATGCGAAAGAGGATATTTCCTCTGGTGATATTGATATAGCTACTGATCCTCGTGTTAGTCGTATGGATATTGTCGACTATGCTTCGCATGTGTATTCGGAGGTGGAAGCGAAAGCAGCCGAAGATATTGCGAATGTCGACTAATTGAACAATAAAAATGAGGAGGGCCGCAATATACTTGATATATATTGCGGAGTGCGGAAGCACGTCCCTCCTCTCTATATTGAACGAAAAACAGAACAATATGGGATTTTTAAATTCACTTTCCGGTTCGCTTGGTGATAATATTTCTTCTGGTTTGACTGGTGCGCTTTTTGGCGGTATCACTGCTGGCCGAAATTGGCGTTACCAAAGAAAGGCGATGTCCCTTCAGCAGCAGTACAACGAGCGCAATATGCGGTTGCAATATGATTATGCTACGAAGTCATGGGAGCGCGAAAATAGGTATAATAATCCTTCTGCTTCTGCCGCTCGTTGGCGTCTCGCTGGCATTTCTCCTCAAGCTGTTTATGGTAATTCGCCTGGTGGTGCTGGTGTTGCTGGCTCGATATCTACCCCGGATAGCTCTAATCCTGCCGGTTCTGGTAATGTTGATAATTCAACGTATCGCCCTGTTTCTACTATTGCGGATTACGCGCGTTTGGAGAACGAAAAGAAAGTTGCCGATTCGCAGGCTGATCTCAATAAAGCTCTTGCCGACAAGGCTCGTGGCGATACGAAAGACCCGGATATTACGAAGCGTTCGCAGCTTGTTCAGCTCTCTCGTGATGAGATTGCCAAGGAGACGGAAGAGGTTCAGCGTGATATTCTTAAGATTCAAAAAGATTTCGCTGAGGCTAAAGAATCGAATGATGTTGCTATTCAACGTGCGAAATATTTGGAAATTATCGCAAATTGTGATAAATTGCTGTCCGATAAGAATGTTTCTGAAGCTATGAGGGAAAAACTCGAAGCCGACCGCGATTTGGTTAAAGAGCAGGTTAATACCGAAAAGGCTAAACAGCGCAATCTTGATGCTGATACTGATTTGAAGGATGCTTATCGCAAGACTGAGAATGATTTGCGCGACGGTAAAGTAAAGATACAGCAAAGCGAGGCGCAGAGAGTTATTCAATCAGCGTTTAACGGCAAGCTGAAGAATCTGGAACTCGCCGAGCAGCTTGCGCGTATTATGACAGGCTCTGACCGCTCTTCCTCCCTTTATTCTGTTCTTGATAAGGCTATCGAATCTATTGGCACTAGAGAGCACGAGGAAAAAGAGAATGTTCGTCGCCGATTCTTAGACGAGTTGCGTAATTTTGAGTATTTACATGAATAATTATTTGTTATGACACTTTTAGCTATTGGTTACGGTCAAGTTGTAGTTATCGCGATCTTTTTGTTTGTTGTCGTCCCGCTCTTGCTGTTAATCCGCGCGATTATTCGTTGGCTTAACCGTCATTAGTATTTTACAACCGTAATTTACATATGTAAAATGCTGATGGCCAATCTTTAGCACATGCGTACTTACTGATGGCCCGGCCGACTTCGTCTTGAGCCCTCCCACGGAGCTCGAGACGTTGGCGCGCCGGGCTACTTCCTTTCACTACCCTACTACTAACGTAGCATCTCGCTGCAACGAGATGCGAAGTGTCTTTGATATGCTAATGCGTGCGCGCGTGTTTCACGTGTGCGCGCAATAATGCTATCGAAAATAATTATAAAATAATTACTCTTTTTTTTTGTAGTTGTAAAATATTTATATACATTTGCATGTCGGTTCTCGACATTCGTTCTTTGA